CTTCTGCCAAACCCGATTGAACTTGTTCCAGACTCGGTAAAAGAACTGGGTCTAGATAAGGTACTTCCGCTACAGGTGGATAAAAAATTGTTTTAGGTGGATTGAGTATATCATTTGTATTTGGTAAGGTTGGATAAATTATTTCGTCCATATTATGAGAGAAGCTTTTGCTAAAGCCTTAGTACCTGTGACTATAATAACGTTCGTAGGAATTATGGCTCTTGCACCTCTTTACATCACTATGTCTATGATGACTAGGCAAATGGAAAAAGTTAACTAATTTTGTTATACTACAACTAAGTTTTCTACTCTAACAAAGTAGCAAGTGCCTGATACGTCAGATAACGCTTGAGACAAAGAGAAAAACCAACTTATTCTTTATCTTGATTTTAGTCTTATGGCTAACGCAACCGTATCAAGGCTCGGACTTGTTAACAATAGTGGAACAGGTTTTGACGCTTTATTTTTAAAAACGTTTTCGGGTGAGGTTCTAACAGCATTTGCTGAGAACAACATTTTTAACGAAACAATGCACTCTGTTCGCACAATAGCGAGTGGAAAATCTGCCCAATTTCCAGTTTTAGGAACTGCAACTGCGGCTTATCATACCGTTGGCACACCTTTGGTTGGAGCAAACCAGATAAAAGCTAATGAAAAAATCGTAACTATTGATGATTTATTAATTTCACAAGCTTTTATAAGTTCGCTGGATGAAATGAAGAATCATTATGATGTTCGTCAAACATATTCTTCTGAACTTGGTAAGGCTTTAGCTCGTACTTACGATCAAAACGTAGCGAAAGTAATCGCAAATGCTTCTAGAGCTTCTACTACATTAAGTGGTGGTAATGGTGGTATCGTTCTTACACTTGCTAATGGTAATACAGCTTCGGCAAACGTTACTGGTGATGAGTTAGCAGCAGCTATCTATGATATCGCACAGACAATGGATGAAAGAGACATTCCTCCAACAGATCGTTTCTGTGTATTGCCACCTGCTGAGTATTACAAGTTAGCAGAAACAGCAACTAGAACAATAGATACTGATTTCAACCCTCAAGGTAACGGTTCGTTTGCTTCTGGTCGTGTACAAATGATTGCAGGTATTCCTGTAATGATGAGTAACAACGTACCTCAATCAAGCAGATCAGCAGCCACAGGTGAAAATAACGCATACAACGGTGACGATAGTAAAACTATTGGATTAGTTTTCCATAAGTCGGCTGTTGGAACAGTTAAGTTGAAAGACATGAGTACTGAGATCTCTGGCTCTGACTACGGAATTATGTATCAAGGTACATTACTCGTAGCAAAATACGCACTTGGGCATGGAATCCTAAGACCAGAAGCAGCAGCAACAATTAAGTTATCTGCTTCCTAATTACAAAATATGGGGTATCTTATTATTAGATACCCTTTTTTTTATGCCTTACGGAAAAGGTTCATATGGCAGCAAAGTAGGTAGACCTAAAAAAGTTAAAACTACTGCTAAAAAGACTAAAACTACTAAAAAACCTAAAAAAATGTAGCTATGGCTAGAAAAAAACTTGGTTTATACGCTAATATTCACGCAAAAAGGAAGCGTATTAAGGGTGGTTCTGGTGAAAAGATGAGAAAGAAAGGAGCCAAAGGAGCACCTACTGCTAAAAATTTTAGAGATTCAGCAAAAACCGCTAAGAAAAGATGACAGTTTCAGCAGCTACAAGTGAATTACAAGCCATAAATATAATGTTGGCTGCAATAGGAGAAGCACCAGTAAACTCACTTACTGGAACTCTTCCTGTTGACGTTAAGATGGCACAATCATTATTAGCTGAACAAAATAAAGCTGTACAAAACGAAGGTTGGTCATTCAATACTGAATTTAATGTTGTATTAACTAAAGATGCTAATAGTGAAATTAATTTAGCTACAAATGTTTTACGAGTAGACGTTAATATTTACGATCATCCAACTGTAGATGCAGTACAAAGAGGATTAAAACTATATGACAGACAAAAACATAAATATACTTTTGATGAAGATTTAAAATGTGAAGTAATTTACTTCTTAGCATTTGATGAGTTACCAGAACCAGCAAGAAGATATATCAATATAAAAGCAGCTAGAGTATTTGTTGACAGGTCAGTAACGGATGAAAGTTTGCGTACTTATACAGAGCAAGATGAGATAAGAGCTAGAAGTGTTTTACTAGATACTGATACAAATAACGCAGATCATAATATGCTTATAGGTGATCCTTCTTTGACAGGTAGGTTTAATACTTTCACACCATCACAAGGACTTATAAGATAAATGGGAGTTGTATCAAGAGCTATACCTACTTTATTAAGAGGTATATCGCAGTCTGCTGATGCTACAAAACAACCAGACCATGCTGATATACAAGACAACGCTAATAGTAATCCAGTACAAGGATTAACAAAAAGGTCTGGTACACAGTATTTAGCAACTATCAGTAACACTACTTTAGGTAATGTCCATGTACAAACTATTAATAGAGATTTAGCAGAAAGATATGTAGCAGTATTTAGTAATGGAAATGTAAAAGTATTTGAGCTTGATGGTACAGAAAAGACTGTAAATAAACCTGATGGAGTAGGTTATCTCAGTACAACAAATCCAAGAGATCAGATTAAAACAGTAACTATTGCTGATTATACATTTGTAGTTAATACAAGTGTTACAGCAACTATGGACACAACTTTGTCCTCTGGAAATATTACTCAAGCGATTGTATTTATAAATCAAGTCTCAGATAAAACAACTTACACCGTAACTGTAGATGGAACTACCGTTACTAAAGATACTTCAAGTGATAATCCATTAAGTACAACAACTGTTGCTACAGCTATAAAAAACGGACTAAACTCTGGATTGTCAGGTTTTACGATTGCACAGAATGGTGCTGTTTTACATATTAAAAAGAATGATGGATCTAACTTTGCTATAGACGGATCAGATACTCAAGGTAATACTCACATTACAGTAATAAAAAATTCAGTACAAAGATTTACAGACTTACCTGCTGTATCTCCAAATGGATATGTAGTAGAAGTAAAAGGAGATGAAGCAACAAACTTTGATAATTATTACGTTAAGTTTGTTACTAATAATGGTAATTCTTTAGAAGAAGGGCAATGGGAAGAAACAGTAGAAGCAGGTATTAAGTTTAAATTCAACTACGCAACTATGCCCCATATATTAGTAAGGCAAGCTGATGGTAATTTTAGATTTGCAAGAGTTGACGGTGACACCTACACCATATCTAGTGTTGATTATACTTTGCCGAAATGGGGAGAAAGAACTGTAGGAGATGAAGAGTCAGCACCAGACCCATCATTTATAAACGCAAAGATAAATAATGTATTTTTCTTTAGGAACAGGTTAGGCTTTTTAGCTGATGACAACGTAATACTTTCAAGAGTTAGTGAGTTTTTTAACTTCTTTCCAGAGACAGTTTTAACTGTTATAGATTCAGATCCTATAGATGTAGCTGCTTCTCATACCAAAGTTGCGATATTAAAAAATGCAGTCACGATGGGAGAACAGTTAATATTGTTTTCAGATCAGACGCAGTTTGTAATGGCTAGTTCTTCTGATACTTTTACACCAAAAACTGCTAACGTAATTGTTGCAACTGAATTTGAATCAAGTGACCTAGCATCACCTGTTGGTTCTGGTAGTTCTATTTATTATCTAACTGATAAAGGAGATTTTGCTGGTGTAAGAGAATATATTACTCAAGAAGATGTAGCTATAAAAGATGCCGCAAACATTACTATTCATGTACCAAGACTAATACCTAAAAACATATTTAAGTTTGCAGTATCTACTAATGAAGATGTCATGTTATTACTAGGTTCTGATAATCCTAATAAGTTGTATGTGAACAGATGGTTAGAAGGAGGGCAAGGTAAATTATTAAACTCATGGTCTACTTATACGTTTAATACATCAAGAACTATTAGAAATATAGACTTTATAGGTAATGAACTTTTTTTAGTAATTGAAGAAGCAAATGGTACAACTTTAGAAAAGTTACCATTCTCAGCAGATTTTACAGAGACAAACGCTACGTTTGAGTTTCATCTAGATCATAAGGTTACAGAAGCAACAACAGGAGTATCAGTAGCTTATAACTCTGGTACTGATGTAACTACATTTACAGTACCTTATAGATTAAGAAAAAAAATGACAGTAGTAGGTAGATATTTAGCATCTAATGAAACCAGTACTTTTGTCGATACACAAGGAAATACACAAACTTTAAAATCAGGTCAAGTCTTACAAACTGCTAATGCTGTAGATGGAAGTACAAGCACTATTACTATTAGTGGTGACTATAGAAACAGTAAATTTATTATTGGAGAACCATATGAAATGCACTATAGATTTAGTAAACAAAGACTGACAGAACAAGCAGGCGGTGGATCAGGAGAGATTATAAGTGGCAGATTACAGCTACATCATTTCTATATTAAGTTTGAAGATACAGGATTTTTTAGAGTAGAAGTAACACCACAAAATAGAGATACGTCTACTCATAAATTTACTGGTAAGTTATTAGGTGCTGCATCTGCTGCTATTGGTCAAATAAATTTAGAGTCAGGTACATTTAGATTTCCAATAATGAGTCGTGCAGATAGTGTAGATATAGATGTTAAAAACGACACGTTCTTACCTACACAACTGGCAAGTGCTGAGTATGAAGCTATGTTTTATATGAGAAGTAGGAGAATATAATGGGATATTTAAGAAAATCAAACAGCAAAGATCTACGTCATGTAATGGGTAACATGAGAGATATAGATAAAATAGAAGCTTATTATCAATGTGGATGTGAACCACAAGATGCACTAGCTATGACTTATATCAATAGTGAAGTAACAATGACCGCAGCAGGTGACGAGGATCAACCCATGGGTTTATGTGGTGTCATGCCTAACGGTTGTATATGGTTTGTTTCTACAGATGAATTGTTTGACTCCAAAAAATACAAGATACAACTTGTAAGAAAAGGTAAGGAGTGGGTTAATAGTCTTTTACAAAAATATGATTACCTTTATAATTATGTATATGCAGAAAATGACACTTCTATTAAATGGCTGCGATCAATGAATTTTAACTTTATAAATTTACATAAAGATTATGGTTTACATAAAAAACCGTTTTATGAATTTATGAGGATAGTCTAATGTGTTTAGGTCTTGGGCTATTAGGTGGAGCAGGTGGAGCAGCAGCAGGTGGAGCAGCAGCAGCTACAGGATTTGGTGCAGCCGCAACTGCTGGTAGTGCTTTAGGATTTGGTGCAGGTGCTTCTACTTTTCTTGCCGCAGCACCAGCAATATCATTCGCAGCACCAGCAGCCGCAGGTATAGGATTTGGTGCAGCAGCGACAGCAGGTAGTGCTTTAGGGTTTGGTTCTTTAGGTGCAGGTTTACTTGCTTCAGCACCAGCAATACCTTTTGCTTCTTCTGCGCTTACAGGAGCTACAGGTTTATTTGGTTTAGGTTCTGCTACTAACTCTTTTTTACTTGGTCAAGGATTAAACTTAGGCACAAATATTTTTAGTACTATTTCACAAAGAAACCAAATATTTAGTCAAGTACAAGGTATTTATGATAGTTCTCTTCAGTTTATTATTAATGCAGAATCAGCAAAAGCCGATCAAGAAAGAGCTATAAATGAAATATTGGCAAACAAAGAAGCTTCTAATAAACAAAGAATTCTTACTGCAAGAATACAAACATTACAAAACAAAGGAGCTATTGCAGCAACAGAACAAGCTGGTAATACTATTGCTTTAATATTACAGGATGCACAAAATCAAGGTTCTAATGTTGTAGAAAGCATTAGACAAGAACAAGATACATTAACAGCACAAGCCATAAGAGATAAAAACGCTGTAATATCAACTAGAGACACTAGAAGAAATGCAGCAAAAGACCAAATTACAAAAGCAACAAACGCTGCAAACCAAGCACCTACATTACTAGGAGCTATAACTAAATCTCTTGGTTCTGGTTTAACATCTTACGCATCATTAGTAGCATGAGTTCATCTTATCGAGGTACAGAATTTAACGTAGTTGGACAAGCGAGAGATACGTTTGTAAAACCTACAACGCAAGCAGAAGTAAAGAAAACTGGATTCGATAGAATTACAGAAACTTTAGTTTCATTGAATCCAGCTTTACAAAAAACTATAGGTTTAGAAACACAAAATAAAATTAAAGAAGAAAAGTTAAAAGGTTTTGAGTTAGCAGTTAGACAGAATAGAGAAGCAGGTGGTTTTAAAACTGTTGTTGATGAGTTGCGTAGAAACGTTAGTGAAGGTAGAACAAGACAATTTATTGGTGGCAGTATCTTTGCACAAGATGCTTTTAATCAAAGTAGAGCAGCTTTATTAGGTAATACAATAGGTGCTGAAATAAGTTCTTTATATCAAACAACAAGTGTACCTACTGGATTATTTGATGCTGATGGTCAACCTGTTTTAAATCAAGAAACTGGTGAACAATTAACAAAAAACGAACCATTATGGAAATTTCCTACTAATTCACCAGAGTATAAAAACTTTTTAGCTAATGCTTCTGCTCTTAGTTCTTACGAATTAGAAGGAGTTAAGCCAGAAGATCAATTAAAATTTCTAAATAAACAAAATGCAGCAATAGAAAAAACTACTCTTGCACATGATAAAAGTCACAAAGAATATAACTTTAATTTAATTACAAGTGATATGAACGCAAGTTTAATGACAAGTTGGACTTTAACAAAAGATACAGATCCTACTACTATAGGATTTCAAAAGCCAGAAGATGAAGCTGCTGCTTTAGTAGATAGTTACGAAGAAATGAATCAAAAAATAAATAGAGATTATAGTATTGGACTTACTTCTAGTAAAGAAAAAAAATATTACGAATCAATGATTGATAATATTGAAAGTGTAGCTTTACAAATTAATCAAGAGTTTGGTTCAGAAGAAGCAAGAGATTTTATAAAATGGACTTCAAAAATAAGATATGGAAATGGTAAAAATACTTTATTGCAACATAAAGATTTTGCTACAAAAATGTTTAATTTAAAAGTAAAAATTGGCAAAGAGAATGACAGGATTAGAGAAAATAGAGATCAAAGAAAAGAAGAAGCAGCTTCATTATTAATAGGAGATACATTAGATAAACTTTTAGAAAAATCATCTGATGGTCGAATTAATTTTTTACAACCAGAAGGTCAGCAAGCATTAAACTTTTTATATACACAGTTGTCAGAACAAAAAGAATTAGTTGATAATGCTGTCGATTTGTACAACGGAGATAGAAAAACAGCATTAATGCAATTTAGGTTAAGTATTAATAGTGGAGAATATGATGATGATCCAGAACAAGCAGGGACAGATTTATTGTTATTAACTAAACAACTAGGCGGTTTTGGTCGTGTAACAAAAATAGAAAGAGGAATGATAGATAAAATAGTTACTGACATAAAATCAATT